GTCCCTATGTGCCCACTGATTCAGTGTTCAAAATTTTATGACTATGAAAATCATTAAGCTATCCCACCTAATGTGGCGAGTGCTGAGATGAGCACGTTATAGAATTCCCTATTGGATTCAAAGTGCTGGTAAAGTTGATTACCCTTCTGCTTGATGGCAGAAACAAATGATTTTATGGCCGTGATATGATCGGAATTGGCCGTGGCAGCATCTAAACGAAGTAGTGCTTGCCTATACTCCTCCACAACTGGCAGGAGGGGTGGTGTTGGCTCGACTGGGAAGAGTTGGTTTTGTACATAGAACTCTACTATCCAATCGAATTGGATCATGAAACTCGACCCAATGGGTAATGAGTCGAACTCTGCAATGAGATAATTAGCCTGGGCATAAGTCTGCTCCAGGTCCTGAATATACCCCACATCCCATTCTTGAGTAGTAGCTGGGATCCAAAAACAGTATGATCCGTCTTGTGCAGAGTCTTGGTACCTACGATTAGCTGGGAGCTTGGATACAGAAGCTTGGACAGTGTGGGTACCGACCGTGAATGGTGGCATATTGTAAGGTGCTCGGGCGGCATTCACGACGCCCCCTTGCAATACTGCGGGTGACGTGTTGTGGCACAACATGCCCATAGTTATGACCCGGCCACTAACTATATTATCATCCACTACTTGTCGAGCGAACGCGGGGGCGTAAGCAACAGTGGGACCCGATAAAACCTGAGCGGAAGAACAAGTGATAGTGGCTTTCACCCCCTGGCCATTATGTGTGTTTAGTGGAGCTGCAATGCCTACAGCTACGCAGGCAGCATTCATAGCAATGCCTAGTAAGGTTTTGGGACCCTTAGCTAATTGGAAATTCCTCATTATGAGGACAGCGCCTGCTGCATCATATTCTGTCACCTGGGCGTTCAGAATGACATTACCCGTGTTCAACATGGTAATATCATAAGTCGGAGGGTTAAGAGGGTCGATGACTATATTAATGCCCTGCTTGGTAGGATCGGCAAACAGGGTGTAGATCGGGAAAATTAAAGTCTCCGACCCAGTAGTGTTGGTCGCCGTAACTGACGATTCATCTGCGAGGACGGTGGGGCCAGTTATGGGTACAAAGGCCGTGATGTTGAGTGGGCCTAAAGCTGCTGCTGGGATAATGTTAGCTGCTGCTGTAATGTAGCCGGGCATGAAAAGGTCAGGACGCATGAGGACCTTGAAAGTGCCATTAATTATGTCGGCCGCGTTCACATTCACAGTTCGGGTGAAATGGGCGGTGTGAACTTGAGACTCACCTCTATCCGGCATGACGACGCTCCCAACCATCTTGCAAGGTAAAGCGCACTGAAGAAACTGTTGGGAATCAAGCGCAAGGTCAGGACGTATGTTAGGCATACCTCTGCCGACCTTACCGGGGACCCGGGGATAACTCCGCTGACCGACTCCGCGGAGCCTCGTATCGGATAGGTCCTTAACACTGTTCATGTTATCGTTCTTAGCCCGAAGGGGCTTTTTGGGGCCTTGTTGGGATTGTTGACCCTTAGACTTGGATTGTCGTTTTTGTTGTTGTTTGGATGATTCACCCTTACTTCTGAATTACGGTTATATTGAGACATATTACCCATAACCGGGGCATGTGATAGTCACATACAGTCTAATCTGTACAAAGCGTCAACCACTAGTTGGTGCTCTGGAGGGTCCAATGGATGCCCCCAAGCCCAACTCCTCAAATATATCCTATAGCTCTGAAGGTGCGTCAGCTCCACTCCCAACTGAACAGCGACATCCTCTTCTGTGTCGTCATGCTCTGCAATGTCCGTGGTGGTGCTCTCGTTTGCCAAAAACTCGAGAACCGACTCTCTGGCTACTTGCTCCCTAGATTTGTACTCGTGAAGTCCCTCCTCCTCACATAATTGTATTACACGTGCACATATATCATTTATGCACGGGACGTGTCGATTGTCGCACAACAAGCCCCTAGCTACTCCCAAGGCGTAGCTCTTTAGTTTGCGTTCGTTGAGCTTAGTGTCACACCAGAAGGACCGGAACAACACACGGCCGATACGACTCCCAACCATATAATCACGCTCACCAGCGCATTTATATATGCGTAATTGCAGGAACTCAATATCAAGGTTCCCCAAATAAAATTGACCTCGGTGTGTGCCAGCCAGCAACCCAACCGATTTGAAGGTCTCGTCGAGGTCTGTACCGTTTTCCAATGAAGAAAGAGCTGCTGGAAAAACATTCATGGAATTGTTGCTTATAGTATCGCTAGCACCCGAAGCCTGAGTCCCCTCGACCTCAAGTTTGTGTCCTTGGGCCTTATACGTAATCTGCTCCGTTTGTCTATGGCGGCACTCACCGACTTTCTTTAGAACACTATGCCTGCTCGCGAACATTTCCCACTCCTCCTCGCCACAAAAGCGCCTCGATATAGCCAGCAGCGTCCTCTGTGTAAGCTTAGTCTGAACTTGCATGTTAACCGTTATGCTCTGGTCAAATCTGCTTATATCTGAGCTGGCAAACGTCATATCTGCGTAAAAGATGCAGGTGTCATCACCCTGTATGATCATGCACCATGGCAGTGCTCCTGTCGACAACTGCTCATGTGCCCAAATAAACCAATCAGTAAGTTGCGTGCGTGAAAGGCCAGGGGCATACATTAACTGGGAGTTGAACCCCTCACACAACATGTTATTGATAGCCGAGCATATGGGACCATGGGTAGCTCTCGCTGTGACAGAGGGGACAGATATACCTCTAGGATCAAGTTTTCGTGTAGTGTTAATAGGCCTGTTACCGATCCAGATTTCACTTGGGTATGAGTCGACGTGGGCAAGGGTGGTTGGGAGTACGGTCTTCTCCTTCTTGACGAACGAGTCGTAAATGCTGGTTCCTAACCTGATGGCGTAGTCGTGGAGGATAGGTTCTCTCTTGTGCTCCGGGAAACGTAGGACCCACTCTGAGGGGGTCAAAGCGTCCTTGCGGTTCCTGACAAACGGACCCGGTCTACCCATATTCATTACGAGCCAAGCACGAGCCCGCGACCAGATCTCAACTACACGTTCCTCCTTATCAAGTAGATTCTCGGCGTAGTCATCAGAATCCACGTAAGCTTTTGGGATCCCGGCCATACGACTAGTCATGGCCCTAAGAATATTGTGTGTGCATCCAGCATAACACGTCACTACGTATCTGCTCATGACTGGTCCTGCTACGTAATAGCCAGATGAACAACACTTACGGGTGTCTGCTCGGACAAGGGGGCCTAGTGCCTTACAGACAATGAGGTTGGCCCCGGGGCGGATGTCTTGGACCGGCAGCCAAGCTGTGCATATTGAACCACAAGTGCTACCCAGCTGTGTGCTAATACCGTGTGTCATAACGTGGTTCAAGGTCTGGTCTTCGCACTTGGCTGTCTCACTGGAGGCCCCTCTACGTCCTCTACGTTTCCGCTGGAACATCCAGACTGCAAGTGAAAAACCAATGAGGGTGATGATGACGACGGCACTTGAGTATGCGAAGACGGGATGGGGTTCTGAGCCACTAACTATTTTATCATATGCACCCTCCAGACCGCTTATACGGCTGCTAGGGAGGGACAGCTGCGGACCATTGGCATAATCGCGAACCGTGTCTGAGAAGCCTGTCCTGGCATTGTGCATCTCTTGTAGGACATCCATTGGGTCAGTTATGTTAATATGGGACCACTTAGCGAATAATCTTATGACGTCTCTGGCCAACGGCATAGACAAACAGAACTGGAAAATCTGGAAGGGGGACATTGAGTAAACGACTGCAGCGTTGTAGAGACTATGGCCAGCAACGCTCACCAACCAACCTCGAATGGTGCCTGCTTCCTGGCGAAACACCTTGGGTAAGTAGAAGGTCAGCAAGAGATGTATGACAAACTGCAGGTTAGTGTTGCCGCCATCCCCAAGAGCTGTAAGATAGCAATACACAATACCGACTAAACCGCCCATCTGGTGAATGGCTGCATGTTTAGTGGCTTCCTCCACTATAGGGGCTAGCACGCAAGTGATGAATATGACTCCGATCACCCAATATTCCATGCCAACTGTATTTGGGGGTATGTCGGAAAGCCGGCTTACAAAGTCGTTGTAAATCCTGACTGCTTCCTCGATCGTGACTCCATCTCTCTCCTTAATACACTGTGGGGTGACACAAGCATAAGCGCCTGAGTCCGTGTACCAGCCTGGGCCCATACTAGCTAGTCTGATGAGGGTAGAGCTCACACCGAACTGTATAGCCGATATGCCTGCGGTCACGATGTCACGTACCTGGATGAGGCCAGTGATGAACGCGACAGCCGCGGTTGAGGTGACTACTTTCTGCCAATCCCAATCTAAACCGCGTAGACGTTGCCTCGTAGCTCTTATGGAGGCGTGGGTGATCTGGTTGACCCATAGAACATCAACATTGTATTTCCTGGCGACCTCTGTCTGGATGCGTAGAACGGTGTCCTGCGTATACCTTACCTCGTCCAGGCCTGCGCACCTAGAGGTGACATCATTAACAATAGTCGCCTCGTTGATAGC